AGGCGAAGCAGATGCCCGGGGCAGCGGCGGAATTTCGGATCAAGCGCTGTAACCGTCGGAGCGCGAACGCCCAGGGCTGGACGGATCTGGCCCGGTGGAAAAAATGCGAAGGCAAACTCGATTTTGGCTATCTGGTGGACTACCCGTGCTGGGCCGCGCTGGACCTGGCGAGTACGCGAGATACCACGGCGTGGCGCCTCACCTGGCTGGCCGAGGGTAAATTTTATACATGGGGCCGGTTCTGGGTGCCGATGCAGGGAGTCCACCAGCGGACCACGCGCGGGACAGTCCAGTACGCCCCTTGGGTTGAGTCGGGGCATATGCAGGTAACGCCAGGCGACACGGTGGACTACGCGATAATTGAGCGCGACATTGTGGCTGACTACGAACGGTTCCGGCCGGAGGTTATCGCGTATGACGACTGGAACGCGTCGGACCTGGTCAACCGGCTGGTGGAGCAGGAGGTCCCTATGATTAATTTCATCCAGGGGCCCCGCTCATACCACCCAGCGATGCAGGCGCTCGAGCGGGCGTATATCGCGGGCAATCTGGTGCATGAGGGCAGCCCAGTGTTAACATGGCACGCAGCAAACATGATTGCCCGCTATGACCAGAACATGAACTCAGCACCGGATAAACGGAAATCGTCAGAAAAAATTGACGGCATGTGTGCCCTGCTGATGTGTATCGGGGTTGCAGTTACCGGCGCTTATCAGGCATCGGTCTATGAAGAACGCGGGCTCACGGAGGTTTGAGAATGAAAGATGTGTCAATCGCGGATCTGGCCGTGCTGGGGTCTATTGGTGTTATCAGTTTTGGTGTCTGGCAGATTTTCCAGCCCGCGGCGTTTATCGTCGGCGGCTGCCTAATCCTGTGGCTGACTCTGACCGCATCGCGAAAGGCCCCACGTAAATGAGCATTTTTGCCGGCCTGTTCGGCCCGTCTCAACCTGCCAGTTCGGACGACCACTGGCTCGTCCGGCGGATCGGTGGGCGGACCAACACCGGCATTTGCGTAACTGAGTTTTCAGCAATGAACCTGACTGCGGTTTACGCCGCAGTTAACCGCATTTCGAACCCGGTCGCCATGTTCCCCCTGCAGGTTTTCCGGCCAGATGCCAGGGGCGATGCGATCGAGGATAAGACGCACCGCGTGGCCCGGCTGCTCAAGGGCCGCCCGAATCCATATATGAACCCGCGCGATCTGAAAAAGACGGGCCAGGCGCACGCATGCCTATGGGGTAACGCCTATCAGGAGATTCAGCGCAACGGGGCCGGGGAAGCCATTGGACTGTGGCCGCTCATGCCCTGGTCGACGTGGCCAGATAAATCTGGGGACCGACTCGATTTCCGCACTACCGTCGACGGCCAAACGTTCCGGCTCGCGTCCGACAATGTCGTCCACGTCATGGACGTTTCGCTCGATGGGTATACTGGGCTGTCCACGATCCAGCAGGCCCGGAACGCCGTTGGCCTGGCCCAGGCGGCGGAAACCTACGGCGAAAAGTTTTTTGCGAACGAGGCTCGGTCCGGCGGTTTTTTGCAACACCCGGGCAAACTGAGCGCCAAGGCCCGGTCTAACATCTCGGAGGACGCGGACCAGGCGGGGGGCCTTGATAACGCGCACCGTATCAAAGTGCTCGAGGAGGGGATGAAATACGTGCCGGTTTCCATCCCGCCAGACGACGCTCAGTTTCTCAGCACCCGCGAGTTTCAGATTTCCGAGATCGCCAGGATCTACAACGTGCCGCTGTTTCTGTTGCAGCATAGCGAGCCGGGCACCGTGTGGGGGTCCGGGATGGAGCAAATGCTGATCGCGTTTGTGGTCCACGCGCTTGAGCCTTGGACCACCGCATGGGAAGCGGAATACGATTTGAAACTGTTCAGCGAGCGCGAGCGCGAGCAGGGGTATTTTGTCAAGTTCAACATGAACGCATTGTTGCGTGGCGACATGCAGGCCCGCGCCGCGTTTTACGAATCGGGCATCACGAACCGCTGGCTCAAACCGTCCGAGGCGCGCAGCAAAGAAGATCTGCCACGTGACGACACTGTGGACGACGCACCACAACAACCAACCGGGGGGCTCGAAAATGCTGACGATTAACCAGCTGCTGGCGCTGATCGCTGGCGAACCAGTCGCCCTTTGGAGCGACTGGCTGAATGCGATGATGGCGGGCCACCGCCTGCCGGAAATTCAGGGCGCGGACACCGAGGCGCGGGTTACACCGCAAACACGGCGGTCTGTCGCAGCTCGTTCCGGGGCCATCGCAGTCATCCCCGTGCAGGGGGTGATCACCGCGAAGCGCACCCCTTGGGAGGCCTACGGTTACGCCACGTCCGTGCAGACGCTAGTGGCCCTTACGGCGGATGCGGTGCGGGATCCAGACGTTAAGGCAGTCATCCACGCATATAACACGCCGGGCGGTTCGACCACCGGGTTGTCTGAAGCGCACGCGGACATAATGGCGTTGCGGGGCAAAAAGCCCATTATCGCCCAGGTTGACCACTTGGCCGCATCCGCCGGCTACTGGCTCGCGTCCGCGGCCGATGAGATCGTAACAGCCCCTAGCGGCCTGACTGGGTCCGTCGGGGTTTACATGATGCACGCTAATGTCGGCCGCATGTTTGAGTCAGCTGGCGTGGACGTGGAATTTATCCAGGCCGGCCGGGATAAAACATTTGGCAACCAGTTCGAACCCTTGACCGATGAAAGCCGCGCGTATTTTCAGGGCTTAGTAGATCACGCGTATCAACAGTTTACGGGCAACGTGGCGGCGGGCCGGGGCATTGACGCGGCCGCTGTGCAGGGCGAGCAGTTCGGCCTCGGGCGGGTGCTGACCGCGGAGGCGGCCAAAAAAGCCGGCATGGTTGACGCGATACGCACAATGGATCAAACTTTAGCGGCATACGGGGCGCCCGCGCCTACCGGCGACCGTCAACGGCGCGCGCTCGCGCTGAACATTTTGGAGTTGGGATAATGTCGAAAATTCAGGTTCTGCGCGAGAAGCGTGCCAAAATCGTAGGGGACATGCGCGCCCTGCTCACTGTCACCGAAACCGAGGGTCGTGAGCTGTCGGCGGAGGAAACTGCGCAGTACGAAAGTTACACCGCCGATGTGAAAAAACTGGATGCCTCGATTGAGCGGGAACTGCAGCTCGAGCAGATGGAGGCCAGTTCTGCCCAGGCCCTGCCAGCAGTTGCCGCGGGCATCGGCACTGGACAGGCGCCGCCCGCAGGGCCGATCCGAGCCCCTGGCGATCCCGCTGCGCGGGAGTTCGAAACGTTTGGCGAGTTTATGCACTCCGTCGCGTTCCGCCCGAGTGATCAGCGGCTGGCCAACCTGCACCACGAGTTCGACACTCGCGGCGAGCAGCGGATGGATACCGGCAGCGCCGGCGGTTTCGCGGTGCCTGAGCAGTTCCGCGCGACACTGATGGCGGTTGAGGGCCAGGAGTCGGTCATCCGCCCCCGGGCTACTGTCATCCCCGCGGGCACCCCCCCGGATGCGGCGATCACCATGCCGGCCCTAGACCAGACCGGTGACGTGCCGGACAACGTGTATGGCGGCATCATGGTTGACAAAACCGCCGAGGGCGGGGAGAAACCGGAGTCGAGCTTCACGCTGCGCCAGGTGACGCTGGAGCCGCAGGAATTTGCCGGGTACCTTGAGGCCACTGACAAGTTGCTGCGCAACTGGGCGGCCGCCTCGACCATTATCGAGTCCCTGTTTCGCCGGGCGATGATGGCCAAAGAGGACCACGAGTTTCTGCAGGGTAATGGTATCGGCGGGCCACTCGGCATTCTGAATGCAGGCGCCACGTATACGGTGGCCCGCACCACTGCCAGCACCGTCGTGTATGACGACATTGTGGCCATGCTGTCCCGGCTGCTGATGCGTGGGGGTTCGCCGATCTGGATGGCATCCCAGTCGATTATGCCCAAACTGCTGACCATGCGTAATCTGATCGGCGACAGCCCGGAGTCCGCCGGCGGCGAATTGATTTTCCAGCCGTCTGCCCGGGACGGGGTGCCCGATACGCTGCTCGGCCGCCCGATCGTCTGGCATGAGCGCAGCCCGCAGCTCGGCACAGCCGGTGATCTGGCCCTGGCGGATCTCAGCTACTATCTGATCAAAGACGGTTCCGGCCCGTTCGTTGCGGCATCGGAGCACGTCAAGTTCCGGCAGAACAAGACCGCGTTCAAAATTTTCTGGAACGTCGATGGCCAGCCCTGGCTGACCGCCCCGTTCAAACAGGAAGGCGGTTACGAGGTGTCCCCGTTTGTCGCCCTCGGCGACGTATAATAAGCGACCCGCCCCCGCCAGTCGGGGGCTTAGTCTGAGGGTTTGACCGTGAAGAAATTGAGCGAGATTATTAACCCCACCCCCGTTGCCTCCTGGGTACCGATGGCGGGGTATCGTCAGGTGACTGGTATCGGCGTCATTGCTGATGCGGACGACACCGAGGGCGTTACGGTGCAGCTGCGCAAGGCGACCTCGGCCGCCGGCGCGAACGCGGCGGATCTAGGGGATGCGGTAACCGCGTTGTCTACCGATACGGACGTTGACGTTGCTGCGATGGCAACTGCGTATGCGTACGACATGGGCGAGCATACTGACGGCACCCCGTTTACCCACGTCAGCTGCACTGTGTCCGGGGCGGGCTCCCCCGATACGGAAACCGCCGTTGGTGTGGTCGTGCGGTCGGGCGGGCGGTTCAGCGAGTGATCGTCCTAAAGTCGTTCCGCGATCGGCGCACCGGCCAGATTTTGCCGGTCGGCGCGCCGTTTCACGGGGCGAAAGACCTGTATGTCACCAACCTCTTACGTTCTGGGATGGTCGGCGAACAGGCGGCGGCCCCGGCGGTGCCGCCCGATCCGACATTTTGCGGCGATGTCCAGGCGGTGGCTGGGCCAGACGGTGGCGATAGTAGCGAGCGGCCCGAGCCTGCAAAACGCAAACCTGGCCGCCCTCGAGGCCGTCCCCGTAATAGCAGTAAATGATAACTGGCGGAAAGTGCCGTTTGCCCAAATCCTATACGCGGCGGACGGCCCCTGGTGGCAGCACCATAAAGGCGTGCCAGACTTTGCGGGGGAGCGGTGGACTCAGAACCGTGGCCGCCCCCGAGACTGGGCCACCCAGGCCGTCCGAATGGGCCTCACAGTTATCCGCAGCGTTAACCGTCCTGGCGTTTCCACAGCTCAGAATCTGATCCACACTGGCGGCAACTCTGCGTTTCAGGCGATGAACCTGGCGGCCCTTGCCGGCGCCAACCGCATCCTACTACTGGGTTGTGACATGACCGGAAAACACTGGTTCGGCGACCACCCCAAGCAGCTGCGCAAACCCAGTCCCTACGGTCGATTCCGTCGCGCTTTTGAGGATGCCGCGCCGCAGTTGCAACAACTGGGCGTCCAGGTCATCAATTGCTCGCCCATATCGCGGATCCAGGCGTACCCAAAAATGACTCTGGAGGAGGCGCTCCAATGACCGAGACTGCCAGAATTTTTGTCGGCTGCGCGCCGAACCATGAAGACGCGGAGAGTCAGGCGGTGCTTGAGTGGTCTATCCGCAAGCACACGTCGGTGCCGGTCGAGATTACGTGGCTCAAGCTGCAGCGCGAGGGCCGCCTGTCCGGCTGGCATACGAAAGGATGGCCCACCCCATTTTCCGGGCTGCGGTGGGCGGTGCCGGAGCTGGCGGGGTTTCAGGGGCGCGCCATCTATATGGACTCTGATGTGATGGTGCTGGGGGATATCGCCGAGCTGCTGAACCAGCCGCTGGCCCCAGGCAAAGCAATCGCGGCCAAAGGCCCTGGCCGGCTGTGCGTCTCCCTGTGGGATTGCGCCGCCGTCAAACCGCACGCGATACCGATTGAGCAACTACGTCAGATGCCGAGCAACCACCGGGTAATGTCCGCGCGGTTTCGCGCTCTGGGGCGGCTGATCCAGCCATTCGCTGGTGGCGAGTGGAACAACCTAGACGGCGAGCCCAGCCGCCTACCGGTGAAAGCGCTGCACTACACCAGCATGCCCCACCAGCCGCACATCCCGATGGCAGCCAAGCGCCTGGCCAAGGCTGGGCGTCAACATTGGTTTGACGGCAAGCCGGCCCCGCATTGGCGCCCTACGGTTACCCGCATGTTTCTGGAGCTGCTGGTGGAGGCAGCGGTGAACGGGTATCCAGTTGAGCGGTATTGTCAGGACGCGCCGTTTGGCCCGTACCAAAAAAGGTGTCTGAAGAACCTGGTGGGTCGCGTGCCCAGCTGGGGCCGCCAATGATCGCGGTTGCCTGCGTCCGCTCCGGTACAAAATACAGCGTCGAGTACGTCGAGCGGCTGCGCAGCATGGTGGCGAGGTACCTGCCACAGGAGCACCGGTTCATTTGCCTGACCGATCAGCCGGACCAGATCGCAGGGGTTGAGATGATTGACTGCCTACACCTCGGCTGGCACGGCTGGTGGCTGAAAATGGGCCTGTTCGACCCGGACCTTCGCGGGCCAGACCGGTGCCTGTATTTTGATTTGGACACTGTGATCATCGATGACCTGACCCCGCTGGCGGAATGGGGCGGGGAGTTCGGCATTTGTCGCAATTTTACCAAACTGGCTGGGCACCCGACGTGGCCGTGCAATTACGGGTCCTGCGTTATGTCCCTGGCGCCCGGCTTCGGACGGGACATTTACCGGAGGTTTTCAGCGGATCCGCACGGCTGGGTTCGGCGGTGTCCCCACGGCGATCAAGAGGCGGTCGAAAAACTGTACCCGCGCGCCGAATACCTGCAGGATCACGTGCCCGCAGGGTACTTCGTCGGCCGTCGAGATTTTAACAGCCACCGTCCGAAAGCAGCTGCTGTCATGATTTTCGCCGGGCGACATAAACCCCACAACACGCCGCACCGGTGGCTGAGGAAAGCATGGCAATGATCAAAAACGGCCGGCAAACAGCGCCAACGCTCGACAGGATCCGCGAGGATCACGTGGCCAGATATCAACTGGCCATCGATCACGCCCGGCGCAACCAATTGACTACCGCCGTTGATATCGGTACGGGTACCGGGTATGGCGCCTGGATGATGGCCGAGGCGGGGCTAACTGTAGAGGCGTATGAGATAGATCAGAGCGCGATTGACTACGGCCAACAGCACTATTACCACGATCGTCTGGCACGCATTCAGGCAGATATCGCAACGCTCGGCATCCCTCAGGTAGACCTCCTCACCGGTTTCGAAATTGTCGAGCACAGTTCTGCGGCGCCCGCATTTTTGAAACGCACCTCCCGCTATGCAAAATGGCTCATCGCCTCGGTGCCGAACGAAGATGTAGTGCCATTCGTGACCAGCAAACACCGGCAGCACGTCCGCCACTACACCCCCAAGCAATTTCGTGAACTGCTGGAGTGTTCCGGTTGGGAGGTCATCGGGCTGGGATGTCAAGTCAGCAAACGCGGTGACGCTGCCGAGGTCGTCTTCAATCACACTGCCGGCCGCACACTGATTGCGGTCTGTCGCTCCAGATGATTATCAGCCATCGGTGGGGGTTCATCTTTATCAAGACTCGAAAGACCGCGGGCTCCTCGATTGAGGCAGCTCTATCGCCCCTACTCGGCCCGGGGGATATAGCGACCGGCTCGGTTCGTGACGGCACGCCGCGCCTTAACTGCCCGGACAAAGTCACCGGGCATTGGGGCTGGCGCCGGATCGTCGGACTAGCCAGCGAGGATGCATTTCGGCATTACCGCAGGTTCTGCGTTGAGCGTAACCCCTACGACAAAACGGTGAGCGACTGGCTGTACCACCGCGACCAGTTGCGCGACACCGCGCTGCCGCTGGCCGACTACATTGAGCGCAATGGCCCGAGCGACTGGGAACGCTACACGCAGTCCGGTAAGCCGATTGCCCGTGTGCTGCGGTTCGAAAACATCGCCAAGGAATTTTCCGCGCAGTGCAAGACAATCGGACTGCCAAGAATAGACCTGGAACGATACCAGCTGAAACGAAACCCTGACCGCATGCCTGCCGCTTATTATCACGACGAAATGAGCCGCGCTGCCGTTGCCAGGATTTTCCACAACGAGTTGCGGCACTTCGGATACCAGCCGTGAAGATCATCGCCTTCGAGCCCGACTACAACGAAAAGCACCGCCGGGTACTCCGGGCCCTGGCCGAGGGTATCCCAGGCGCGAGGGTCCGACCGTTGGGCCAATACGAACCCTGCGACATCGCCATCATTTTCGGTGCCGCTAAAGATGCCTATCCGCCGACCTGGCCCAAGCGCGAG